GAAGTATTCTAGGGGATACACTTTATGATTTATTCTTTGCAACTGATGAGGAAAAGGCGATTATTTCTAAGAAAAAGGAAATGGAAGATCTTGAAGAAACTATTGCGGCGGGAACAGGAGTTACTAATTGGTCTATAGATGATGAAAAAGAAGAGTTGATAAAGGCACGAGCAGAACTTGCAAAACTGGAAGAAACTGCGGCAATTGCAAAAAAGGAAAAATCTGGACTTGATATTCCAGGCAAAGAAACAGTAGCAGGTACTAATTTAAAACCTGCATCTCCATTAAAAAGAATTCCTGCTCAAGAAACTGCTGGTGAGGGTGGTACAGGAGCAACCATAACACAAGTGAATGCTCCTGCAGCTACTGTGGTTAATTCATCAAGTACTATGGCTGTTGCAACAAGTTCTGTAAATCCAGTACAAGAGAAATACGGACTGAAGAATGGTTGATTAAGCAGTTGCTAACTTCTCAAAGTATTCCATAGTATCAGATGCACCACCAGTAGTTATTGGTTTCCCACCATCAAATGGAGGTTCCGTAGTAACATCCATATCAGATGCAACCTGTTCAGCAGTACGATTATCAACTGCCTCACCTAATGTACGTTCCATCTTCTCCTTCAACTCCGAATAAGACTTGAAATTGGAATCTTCATGAAAAGGTTTCAACGGATACTCTGACTCATAAACCTTTTCCAAAGCCTCATCTGTATCTAGTAACGGTGTTACAGATTCAAACTCAGACTTATCATAGTTCCAGAAACCATCTACCTTACGAATCTTCAACTTGAAGTTCGCACCCTTCCACAAATCAAAAGGATTGATTGCTTCCTCATCATCAAACTGAGGTTGCATTGCTTCCATAACCTTGTCAAAGATTTTCTTACCAAACTTATAAAGGAAAACTTTTCCTTCATGTTCTGGATGTTTAGGGTCTGCAACAACATAGATGTTGGTGAAGTATGACAACTTACGTTTCTGCCTACGGGCAGTTTCCTTGTCTGCTTCAGAACCAGTATTCCAAAGTCTACGATTCACTTCTCCCACAGGATCGTTCTTGTTGATAGTGGTTAAGGAATTCTCAATGTACCATCCACCTGGCCCTTGAAAGGAATGTGTAAACATTCTCTGCCAAGGCACATCTTCTCCATTTGGAGCTGGAAGGAACCGAATCACGGCATAACCATTACCTGACTTATCAAGTTCTGGTTTCCAAATTCGATCATCATCGAATGATTTGGTATCTTGGGGGGTTGTTTGTTTGTTGTACTCATCAATGAGTGATGAGAAATCGGATTGCTTTTTCAGCGCGGCTAATGACATATTATTCTCCTATATTATAGTATTATTTGTTTATATTAGCGTATTATAGTATTACTACTATTTAGTCACGAAATCCTTCTCCATTTACGAAATGTTGAAATCTGTGACAAAGTATGATCCACAATATATGAATCAAAGAATCCGCAGCATAACTACCTATACCACGAACAAATAACTTATAAGTGCATTTAGTGCAATATATAAGTTCAGGTTTTATCTTTCCATTCCAAGAAAGTTCAGCTACCCGAGGCTGTTCTAAATTTGTTTCTTCTCGCATAATTACTCTGCTGTTTGCGTTGTAAGAGTGCATTATCATATTCAAGTCTGCGAATATATTTTTGCTGATCTCTCATTTTATATTTCAGGAAATCGTTTTCACGAATCAAGTCATCTGGATTGCGTTTTCGACCCTGTTTTTTAGAATTACCTTGCATTTTTCCTTATCAAATTTAATGAAAGGTTGACAATTATGAAGGGTACTCTGAAGTTCTGGCCAAACCCATTCTTCATCCACTTCATGGTTAGTATGTTCTATCCAGTTAAGATAGTGGTCTAAAATAATAGCTGATACTATAGATATTTTCTTCTGTAGTAACAACTTTACAATCGGTGGATGTGTTTTAGATTCACACTTAAACAGTCCACCAAAAGGTTTATGATATTCTATACACGTTTTCAAATCTTGGTCAAATACTCTTGAGATTGATTGTTGTATTTTTGTCCATTTATTATAATTTTCTTGGGCTGCATCTCCTGTCAACCACTTTGGATTTATTTTATCTTCTATTGCAAAATTCCCTACCAAAAAGTCTTGAAGTTCTGGTCTAGTAGAATATCGTTTTGCTAACTTGTGAAAAAAGTATCGGTCATTTCGTTTCAAAAAGGAACTATGTGAACAGTTTACTTCACCATTATATTTTTCAAAATTATATTTTGGGGATGAAAAGTGTAACCGTATTCCCAAATACATTTTATATGCATCAAAGGCTTCCACATCATACTGGTAATGAATTTGTTTTTGGTAAAAAGTGGAGTGCTTCTGCTTCCACTTGAATTTTTTGTTTCAATGATTTATTAACCAATCGCCCTAACGAATTTGGTTCTATTTGTTTCTCTTTACAGTATTCTAAACAAGCATCAATATATGTCATCTTTTTAGATTCTACCATTCCTTCAATAAGGATACCAAATTTTGTAGGGGTTATTATGTCAAATTCCATTTTTATTATTATATCTATTATACTATAAAAAATCTCAAATGTCAAGTCTTTTTTTGATAATTCTTGAAATCTTCTATTGCGGTTATTAGTTGTGGGGTGTAATCATCAACTGATTTTGTGAATATTTGTGGAATACCATTATCGGGTACAATAAATATCACCAGTTGACTACAGGGGATTCCAGTACGTTCTGTGAACATTTTTGCATAGGCCGTACCTTGAATAAAATAATTCTCAATCCACTCTTCTTTCTTATCAGAATTGGAAGTTTTGTAATCTATGACAGATACTACTCCATCATATTCAGCAATCATATCTACTGCACCAGCCACCTTGTATTCATCTGAGTACAGATAGTCCTCAATACAGTAAATATTATTTATTTTCTTTTCCAATACTTGTACTGCTTCTAAAAACAGATACCATACGGCAGGGTTTTTAGCAAGGGCAGTAGCACTAAAGGTGTCGAGATCGTCTATCTCGCCTAAAAAGTATTGTTCTAATAAACTATGAAAGTGCGTGCCTCTTGTGACTGCCCTTTTCGTAATTTTATTGGCTTCTTCATTACCTACACGTTTTCTCCACGCATATATTCCTTCTTTATTTCGTATCGATAATACGGTTGTAATAGAAGGATACGAGCCATTAGGTGTTTCGTAATGTCTCTTTCCACCAATATTTGTTCTCACCAATTCAGGTAACTCTGGTAAGAGTTTCCTGTCATACTGTTTTAATATCATTATTTATTTACAAAGCCATTCCTGTAAACTACTCCACTCTTAGTTTTAAGTGCAGTAAGTATTTTCCTACGATTGCCCATCAAATTGTAACTACAATGTACCCACCCGCTATTTGGGTCAACTCCATCATAAAACTCTAGGATGATTTGATCAAAATCTAAATTCTTAGTAATCCATAACGCAAGGTCAGGATTCGGTGTTGAAAAAGATTCAAAATCAGCAGCCTGACCATTACAATGTTGACTTGTTTTAGAACCACCTACTTTTGCATTAAGTGCAGGACTTCTATAGCCAGAATTAATTGTAATGACTCCAAACTTGTCTCTAACAGGTTGCAAAATATGTATTGCAAGATGTGTCAGGTTCACAAGATGAATTAAATTAGGAGAGTTGTCCACACCTAATCGTTCTGCTGTAGCACTCTTCACCATCTCCGATAGTGCAAAGTTCTTTGATATTCTTACTATGTCAGCCATATTACGCCCCTTTCTGAATATCAACAGATCCAGTTGTGGGATCATATGAAACTGTAAAGGTTACTTCGATTGGTTTAAGTGTACCATCAGCTTTAATTATAGGTAACTTACCCTCAACAGCACCCATCAATGCATCTTTAGCATTTGTGAATTGGTGTGTGGGGTCTGACTTTATAGCTTTGTCTAATTCTTTTTTTGCAGCATCTGGAAGCAAATCATCTATCATATTTTCAACGTGCTCTGTTGCTAAATCTGTTGCCTTATCCACGACAAGGCTAGAAATAACATTGAATAATAATAAGGGTAACATTATTTTCTATCTCCTAATCCAGTATTATATTTTTGGATGATATAAGAACGGACTAAACCGCTTCTTACTATATCTCCAATATCAAACTCACATGAATAGAATTCTTTCATTTCGTTGATAATTTTTATAAACTGACCTAAGCCAGCCTTTTCATCATCTTCTCTTAGGTCTGTCTGATCAAAATCTCCTGAGAACAT